AAGAGTGGCTTGAAAGAATGTCAGTACGTATTGATCAGTTTCTAAATCGATTAGGGAACGGACGTGCAGGAAGCATTCAAAGAGATATTATTTATAAGCGTTATTTAGAAGAAGAGGACGTATGTGATTACATGGTTTACAACGAAATAGGGATGTCAGAGCGTACTTATCGACGTTGGAAGTCTAAAGCATTTTATAAGCTTGCTTTTGCACTAGGATTAGAAGTTTACGAGACAGAAGAGACTGGAGGTAATGAATAATGAATTTTGTTCAGCCAATACGTAATCCAGAAGAAATACAGCAGCTAAAAGAGTATTTTAAAGAAAAGAGCTTACGTAATTACATTCTCTTCATTATGGGAATCAATACAGGCTTGAGAATATCGGACATTTTGAAATTGAAAGTAGGAGATGTCAAAGGTAGTCATATATCTATGAGGGAAAAGAAAACAGGGAAACAGAAACGAATACAAATTACTGCAGCATTGAAAAGAGAACTTAAATGGTTTATTGAAGAACGAGAAGACAATGAATATTTGTTACAAAGTAGACAAGGTAGGAATCGTCCAATTGGTCGTAGCATGGCATATAAGATATTAAGCGGAGCAGCAGCGGAGTTTGGATTAGATGAAATAGGAACACATACACTCAGAAAGACGTACGGGTATCATATGTACATGCAAACGAAAAATATAGCATTACTTATGGAGATATTCAATCACTCGTCAGAGAAGGTCACATTACGTTATATAGGTGTAAATCAAGATGCAATGGATAAAGCAATGACTAGGTTTAAAATCTAAGCATTGCTTTTTCTTTTTAATTCTATACAGTTACTCATAAATTCCGTACTGTGTAACTCAAAAGGGAAAGTTTAATTAAGTCAATGATATCAAGGGATTTGGCGAAGGGATCAGTTACACACAATATAAGATATGGGTAAGTCGTGGGGAGGAATTATTAGTAGAATAACAATGTGAGTTATTTATATAGTACTATTATGTATGGATATAATATTATAAGAATGAAATGAATATATTATAAGGGAGGATAAGTATATGTTATTGGATTTGTGGGAGTATATCCTAAAAAACGGAACTATGTGGGGACTTATTGGGGCTCTTATTACTTTAGGGATTAATATCTTGATAACTAGAAAAACTAAAAAGGAAAATGCAAGGGTATTTTTAGATACACATGCAATAGAAAGAAATGTTAAGAATAAACTTGATAACGAAGGGTACGAAAACAGAGCGCAGCTACTACTTACTGATAAATATAATGAGTTAATGGGACTTCTTGAAGATGCACACGAGGATAATTTAAAAGAAGCTCGAATACCATATTTGGTAATAGAGAATTTGAGTTCGAATCCTTGTTTTGGTATGAAAGTGAATTTTAATTTAAAAGCTAATAGTGGTAAAGAAGAAGTTGAAGATTTTGATATATATACAATGAAAGCGAATGGTATAGTGATTATTCCTCTTATACATAATGGTGGATATGAGACGAATATTTTAGAAATAACATATAGTACTTTAGAAAGCGAAACAATGAAATACAAAGCTATAACAACTTATAAAGGGAAAAAGGAAGGTACTGAAAAGGATGATGTAGAGATTAAACAAACTGTATATAGAAAAGGTTTGTTTGGTATATATCGGGAGATATTTTCTACAACAGGTTCAGGAATGGCTACTACCAGTAAAATAAAAAAAGTGGCAGAGTCTTGACCGCTTTTTGGCAGTAAATGTGCCGGCTGTTTTGGAATCAACGTGATATATTTGTATTGTGAGAAGTGGCGGAAAACACAACTCACTATGTTGTTTCTAAATTTCTAAACGGTTCATAATGACGGCACAGAAAATCCGAAACCAGCAGATGGTACTGATTGAATGTTACCGTTAATAAGGAGAGCGTTTGCTCTTCTTCCAGTTACTTAATATTGTTGATACATATCAGCAGAGCGTTATTAGGTGATTGGAAGAAGTTTGAAACTTCACGTACCGTAATTGGAATGTAAATTAATAACCTATTTCAAAGCATCCATTTGGGTGCTTTTTATTATGCAAAGAAAAAAGCCCGTGATAGGGCTAGATGATTTTCTTCATACCACATTGACGGCATTCTCTTAAGAAGATGAAATCTTTAACGGAACTTTTAAATGCGGTGTTGTCGCAATTATCACAGCGACCACTGATTTTATCAGGATGCTCTTTGTGTGTGTATATTTTACTTAGATCATACTTTTGTTCAGGTTGTTTGTTGTCCATTCATTTCACCTACATATCAATCTGAATTAATATAGCTAAAATATAATAACACGAAGCGTTCACATAGTGGATGCTTTTTATTTTTAAGGAGGGCGAAGGATGGATGAAGTTAATTTAAATCATAGATATTGGTGTTTTGGATTCGATCAACATTATCCTAACGGTGGATTTGCTGATATCCAGAAAACTACTGATTCTAGAGAAGAAGCAATTGGATGGTATGAAGAGGAAAAAGAAGCATTAGATTTTTGCGAGGTTTGGGATTCTGATGCTCGTGAGTATCTGGACAGTGATAAGGAGTGAAACAGAAATGAAACTAACCAAACAAGAACAAATAGCTATTTTTGGTAAGTTAATTAATAACGTTCTTGGATTGGAATTAGCCAAGGACCACATTGATCCACAGAAATTAGAAAAGGCTGTAGTTTTGCATAACGAAATAAATGATATTACGACACCAAAGCAAACGCGTGAAGCGCTTATTAATGTATTAGATAAAGTGATAGATGAATTGATTGAGGTTAAGGAGTGAGATAGATGTGTGAGGTGCGTACAGAAACAAGATACTTTAATAAAGCTGTATGTCTAGTGTGTGGGCATCAAGACAAAGTGTATCATTCATCCAAAGAAGAATATCAAGAAGTAACTGTTTGCCCAAAATGTAACGGTGCTTTTGTAGATGCGTGGGAATTAGGAAAGTATGAGAAACACATCAATAAGCATAAGGAATGTGAACATAAGTATCAAGTGTTAGATAGTGAAACTATTTCTTTGTATGCTGATGAAGGGCGAACAAGTCAAGAAGTATCAGCTACTTTCTATTGTGAGAAGTGCCTGGACATTCGATGTAAGAAGAGGAGGATTGAAAAATGGGAATAGAGATGGAATTAACCAAACTTGAGAAGGCTATCATTCTTGGTACAATCCTTAATTCTATTGGTGTAGACGATATTGAAGAGTATGTAGACCTAGAAACCTTACCACCAATCATTGAAGTGTTAGATGAATTTCATAGAAGCACAACACCAAGGGCAAAGAAAGAAGCTGATGTAAGTCTAATCAGTAAGCTGATGGATGATTTATTAAATAGCAAGGAGTGAGGATAATTGAATAGTGTTATAGATGGTAAGATTGCTGCGTTTGGTCTTATACCTATTGATAAGAAAGCATATATCAAATACCTTAAACCTCATGAGAAAGCGTACAAGAAGGCTGGGATTGATGTTAATCGATTCAAGTATTACAAACTGTATGGCGAGAACCACATGCTTTATTCTGTAGAATATCTGGAACAAACATCAATAAAAGAATTACTGGAAAGAGATAAAGGTAATAAAGTACGTTGGGTAAAGACGGATGAATGAATACAAAACAAAACAACAGAAGCGTAAGTTCTATGACAGTGGTGAGTGGAAACAGTTACGTGAACAAGTAAAGAAGCGTGACAACTATGAATGTCAAGAGTGTAAGCGTAACGGACGAGTTCAAACAGACACCAATGAATACAGTGAGAGTGCCAAGCGTAAGAAGATTCAACTCGTTGTCCATCATATAAAAGAACTAGAACATCATCCAGAACTTGCATTAGAAAAGGACAATCTCGAAACAGTTTGTGTTAATTGTCATAATAAAGAACATGGACGAGTGTTTGTTAAGAAGGTAAACAAGTGGGAGAATGATGAGAAGTGGTGAGACTATGAAGGTGCAAAGCGCTTGTGAAGTAATAGAGAACTTATTAGATCGAGATATAAAAGAAGAAATATTAACAGTCCAAGAATCAATCGCTTTAAATCATCTTTTATTAGAAGCATCAATTCATTTAGGATATAAAGTCCCTGAAGAAAAAACATAAAAATGAATCGAAAACAACACCCCCCCTTAAAAAATTTCATCAAAAAATCGTCTTAGGGGCACCGGAGGAGGGGGTCGTTTTTCCAGATTTTTGAGCAGTATCGCATAGGACCCCTACCCAACATAAAAATATGATTGAATCGAGGTGATATTATGGCGGACATAGATGAACGTGAGGTGCTTGTTAACAAAGAAAAAAATCGTTTGAAAAGATTATTTAAAGACATCCCACCTAGTAAGTTGAAAGTGGTTGAGGGGTTAATTATTCAGGCGGCAAGACTACGAGTTTTATTAAATGAGATGTGGATAGATATATCTGAGAATGGTGACTATGAAATGTTCTCACAATCTGATAAAACAGAGCCGTATGAAAG